ATCTGTAACGAACAGCTTGACTTCATCAATCTTCGTCGAAAGACCGGACATCTTGGTCTCCGTCTCAGACTGCCAGGTATTAATAGCATCTATTCGCCCGGCTTGTACCGTTATCTCAGAGTGAAGACTTTCCTTCAGCTTCTTATTCTCATCTATTACGAACAACCTGACATTATTAATATCTGTCGAAAGACCGGACATCTTGGTCTCCGTCTCAGACTGCCAGGTATTGATAGCATCTATTCGTCCAGCTTGAACCGTTATCTCAGAGTGAAGACTTTCCTTCAGCTTCTTATTCTCTTCATCTACATACAAACGAATAGACTTCTTCTCTGCATCCAGTTCTATGCCCAGCTTCGTGACTGTTCCCTGCACATTATCAATATTGCTACCAAGGAGCTTGATGTTGGCTGCAGTCTGCAAAATCTGAGTACTGACGGTCTTGCTGAGATTGCTCAGTGGCTCATCGGTGATGGTAATCATGGAGATGAGCATATCACCTGTATATCTCAGTATAAAGTCTCCTGTACCATTCCACTTGCCTTCGAACTTGATGTTCTGCCACTCTGCAGAGTATGCTACATCAATTGCACGTGATGCAAGTTCGTTGGCCTTGCCAGATACTGCTGTACAAGGCGCGAAGCCTATTGTCAGCTGACCTGCAGTCTTGGCATAGACGATTGCTGTGACATAGAGTTTATCCTGTACTTCCCTGTATGCCTCACTGGTTTTAGCCAGTTTGTCTGCTTCCACCTCTGTGGATGGAAGGTCATACTCCTTGTGGGTACCAGGCTTCCGGACGATGCTGTTCGACTGTTTCAATCCGCTATTCTCGATGTGCAGGACATTTCTACCCTCTACGTTATCTATGCTGACACGGTGATTGCCTGATACGGTGGCTGATCCATTGACCATGACAGGGAGGCCATTTGCATCAACCCAGAACTCAGTATCCTCATTCTCGTCAACTGTCCATCCGTCTATGACAAGTTCCTCATCAGTTCCTGTGACGGTGAGAAACTGACCGTTATGCAGATAGTTGTCCTCCTCTGTCACATCGTATGATGTCTGTGCGTATCGGGTTGCGAACTGGTTCTGAAGCATCTGAATCTTGGTATCAATGCTCTCTCCTGTTCGTCTGAGAATGATATCACCTGTAGCGTAGAGGTTCTGCAGGAACTCACCGAAGCCACTCAGCTGACCGAATATAGGATGATTGATGCCCTGCAGGTTACCCAGCCTGCCCTTCAATGCATTGTTCGGATCTGTCTTCATGCCGTACAGCACATCAAGGTAAGGTGCGCCAGAACCTACGGTGATAATCTGCATGATGCCTTTGCGGTCAGGGTCGCTGACGTTATCGACTCTGACTAACGTGTCCTTCGGCTTGATGCAGTTGGCAGGAGTAGCATTCTCCATGCTACTGCTGAAGCTATCGAACTTCACCCAGTCAAGACGGTTCTCCCCATCTGCAATACTACCACAGCCAGCTTCTGAGATAATCAGCTCATAACTCTTGGTGATGTAGTTGTCTCCGCTGATTCCTGGCATACCGTTGTATTGCTGCACCAGGATGATGTCATCCTTGCGGAAAGGATTGTACAACTTGCCATTCTGGGTATCCAGGTATATCTTACCACTCTCCGTGTCGTAGTGATCAACCTCCATCATGCCAGTGAAGATGCGGTTGTCATTTTCGCCAAGGAGTTGCGAGATTATCATCTCATATACCTTGAGCGAACCACGGACAATGAGATTGTCGAATTCTCCAGTCCATCTGTTCTCCAGTTGCCCTGTAACATTTTGAGTAGGTGTATTCTTGATAGCCCACCCTTTTCCACCAGCAAATCCGGAAACATAATCCTTGCTTGCCAGGTTGCCATCAAATGTGGAATTGCCCTTGACATGCAAAGATGCCATGGTCGCAATCGACCAGGCGATGATTTCATCGATGCAGAGTCGGTATTTCCCTGTCTCTGCATCCTTGACTGCAACCGTAAAACCTTTCTGCTCACCTTCGTTGAAGTTAGAAGACGCAAGCTTGTCGGCTGTTACGCTGCCGGATTTTACGGTGTCTGAAGTTACGCTATCTGCTTTTATGCTGCTGGCGATGATATTGCCGGCAGCGTCGAACTTGAATCTGCTATCAGCATTGAAGGAGAAATTATCACCTACGCTTATGCTCTTTGCTGCCTTTATCATGTTGGCAATGATATTGCCATCCATGTCGAAGCTGTATTTCTCTCCAACCTTCAAACCTCTCAGGAATGTGATGAGACCTGCAGCCTGATCATCATTCACCTTAGAGAGGTATTGACCATCGGTCTTCTTCAGCAGTTCCTCGATGATTGCCTTCATTTCATCCGAGGCGAAATGAAGCAGCGAGAGAAAAGCATTGCCTATGCGGTAAGCCGTATTGGCTGCCAGGCTCCGCTCATCTCTGATTCCCTCGAATTGCGTCTGAAGATCATTCTTGTCATATTTCTCTGCCATATAATTTTTTGTTGCAAAGATAATCTATCGATGGATTCGATAAAAATACGCTATCAGAAGTTACGGGCAGCTCCGATACCTCTGAATATCTCAGTAAGAGCAGTCGCCATGATACCATTGTATTTCTCGCCATAGAATTCAGCTTCGTGTTCATTGAGCTTCATGACAGAAGCATAGTACTTCTGCGAGAACCAGTCACGTCTGCCGATAGGTGGACCACCTGCTACACGGCCACCCCAGGCAGGACCAACCTTCTTCGGTATGTTCATCTTTCGCTCTGCTCTATATTCGCGATCGAGGAATTCCAGGTCTCCGTTGTTGACACGGGGAACCTTCTCTCCTCCCTGCGCATCAGTCCACTTCTCCCAGACATGTGCAGGTCCGACTCCTGCTGCGACATAGATACCATACATGAGGAACTTATGCTCGATGGTCGTCGTAGCACCTTGCTCGAGATGCCCCTTGATGCTCGAATAGAGCGCTCCGGTATCTATTGTACGCAAGCGCTCCATGCGCTCGCGCCAATAGTCACCCATGTTGCTCGTCCATCCCTGCTCGTATTTGAGCAGTTCATCTACTGCTGACTGGTCTGCCATAAGCTATCATCATATTGCACGTCGATAGGTTCGTCAGAATTCATCATGAAGTAGAGTCCGGTGACTCCGTTCATCGACCATCTGCCCAATTCACTCGAATAGATCTGCGTGAGATCCAGGAACTCCAGCTGTCCCTCGAATGCCTCCCGATACTTGTCTCGAAGCATTCGGCTGATGAACTGACGGAAGATGTATCTGCAGAGATTCAGCTTCTTCTCGCGGTCTTCCATGTCATCATGCTTGTAAGCTGCGAGAATCCAGACGGTGTAGACGTTGCGCTCGAAGAACCCCTCACCTGCAGAATGCGTATTGCTGTCTACCGTATCTGATACCATGATGAAGTTCGAAGCCTTGCGGAACTTCTGCAGCACTCCCTGAACTGTGTCTGGTCCTGAGCAGGTCGTAGCTACAAATTTATTATCCCTGCATGTCTTGTTTTCCTCGCATAATTTAGTGAAATATGCGATGGAATCGAATGTTTTATCTGTCATACTCAATTATTTTCTGTTTCTTGCCTTGAATTCCTCTGCCTCTCTCGCCTTGTTGTCAAGTTCAGAGAGTGCATCCCAGCAGAGCGAGTCATAGACAGCCTGCTGCTTGGTGATGTCGCCATCGGTTAGAGCGCGGATCTGCGCCTGCATAGCTGGCATCAGGTCTTCCTGCTTCAGTTCTCCACCTTCCTTCGCTGGCTTGAAGAAGTTAGGAAAGTTCACAGCGAGGTATCCCTTGACGGATGAGAACCACATGAAGACATTCAGGAGCTCATAAGGTTGAAAAATGGCGGTTTTATCGGATTTTCCAGCTTCGTCCCGATAGAGAATCCACCCCATCTTCTGCAGGAACTTGTCATCCTTGTGTATAAGATATAGCTGGTAGTTCTTCTCCAGCTGCAGATAATCCAAGAAGGTGACATTCTTAATGAGCCTTCCAACAGCATGGAGATTTGCGCATGTATCGAGAGGCTTATAATAGGTATAATTCTCGATGAAATCGAAGTTTCTGAGGAGTGAGAGGATTTCGCCCTCACTCAGATACAGCACTTCTCGCTTTTTCTTTCCTTTTCTAGACAGGCAGAGAACGCTGCACTTCCAGCCTGTTCTGGTATGCTTCAGCACCTTGATGCCGCAGAATCTTCCGAGGATGTAGCATTTCACGACCGTCGGATCCTGGAACAGAGTCAGAACGCTGAGGATATAGCGCAGCTCATCCTCCTGCAGCTCCTTCCACGAACTGGGAGCTGAGAACTCGAAGACTCGTTTGCCGTCACGAATTGAAAATGAAGGCAGGTTTCTCTTTTCCATTCTGATATTCTTTAAAATGATTAGCCTTATATGCCGATGAATCCGCATATAATTGGAAATTACTGATGTTTGCGTCGAGGAATTTCAGCAGTCTGCCACGCTCGTTAGAGAAGGCAGTCAACAGACCTTCTGCCTGCAGAATCATGCATCTGCGAACCTGGAATATCAGATTAGCAGATACGTCATCCTTGGTCTTGGCTCCCCGCTCCATCTCCAGCAGGTCATCCATCTGCTCGTCAGAGATGAGCTTGCGCATCACGGAATCGGCCTCATACAGCTTGCCCAGGTTGTCCTTCCACTTCTGTGATGAGAGTTCCTGCTTAGTCTGGAAGTTATATTGGCCAATGCTGTATACCAGAAGTGTCAGGCAGCATTTTGCCTGCAGGCTGCTCCCCCAATCCTCTACTGTTGCCAACCAGGTAATCATGTCGCCCTCTGCCTTGAAATATGCCACCCTGCATTGCTCCACAAGCGCCTCCACTCTCGCAGCTGATGCCGGAGAGACTTCGCTGTTAGCGACAACTCCGAAACCGGTAGGCGTGAGTACCAGGTCAAGATGACGGACCACTTCGAGGAAGGCGCCTAGGCACACAGCTCTGATAACAGCTGATGTCAGCCTCTCATTCGACTCAAGCGCTGCCTCCCCGGCATAGCCCAGGAACTGCTGCTGAAGGCGCTCATATACTTCAACGAAATGCGGTTCGACAGAATCGAACACTTCTGACTGCGAACTGGTAGCTACGAGAATAGCATTCTCGAAGTCTTCCTTAGTTATCTCCATTTTCATTGCCTTTGTTGTTAACTAGTGATGTCTGCTGGTCTTTGTTCTTGTCGAGCGTTGTCAGCTCAATCATCGGAACATCGACCGTGATATTTCTCTCAGCCCATAGATTGTAGTGCAGGATGACGTGCCAAGGCTTTGCCATGATGTCATGCGATGCCTTCTCCAGGGATTGCTTCATGATGAAGAGTTCCCGCTTATCTGAGCCGGAATTGTTCATCTGGCTCTTGCCTGGTGTCGCTCCGATGAGGTTAGGATGACAGCCGAGTGCGAAGCAGAGAGCGTTGGAAGCTTCTGACATGTCCTCTGCCCAGTCACCACCTTCCTTCTTGTTACCCTCAGAGAGATTGATGATGCGCACCATGCGCTGCTCCTTGCCGTTCGGGTCGAAGTAATAGCCGGTGATGAGAGCCTTGCCTGCATTCTCAGGTCCACAGACGAAATCGATGATGTTCTCCTTCTCCCGCAGGATGCGCGCCTTGCGCTCCTCCGGCTCGATGATGCCCTCGTTGTTGCAGAGGTCATCCCAGTAGTTGCGATGCACTTCGATTTGAATTCTAGGAGCAGAGGTGTTCTTGATCATGTATCGCTTGCCGATACCGATGAGACGGTAGATATCATACCAGGCATCATCGAAGATGCTGGCATAGTATGGTATCGGATAGTACTGCATGCCAGGTGTAGGCATTCTGCTGATGATGGCGAACTTGCAGTCCTTGCTATCTTGCGGTGTCTTGCCTGTAATGCCTGTGTAAGGGTCTGGACCCTTGCCCATGCGCGCCATGAGGTCGCCCAGAGGATTGTAGATATCCAGGAGCGGTATTACCTCGCCCTCCATCTGCTGATTGAAATGGTTGAAATCGGCAAAGAAGACGTTGGCGATTCTGCCCTTCTTGTCAGGTTTCTGCAACCGGCAATAGGAAACGTCCTTGTGCCGGATATTGACGATGCGCTCATGGTCCCTAGAGAGGATGATGACTTCAACAGACCACCCGAAGAACTTCATATCCGTAGACTGCTGCATGAACACCTCGTGAATGCTGTTGCTCAGGCAGAACTTGCGTATCTCCTCGTCTGCCACGTCCTGCTTTGTCTCACGGTCTATGAAACGGAGTCCCTGGCCATAGCAGCATTGGACGTTGAAGGCCATGGCTCTCTGCGCAACCATGTTCTTGCGCAGGAGCTGCTGCAGGATGTACGGAGTATTGTTGTCCTCGCCATAGTTGATAAACTCATACGACTTGCCACCTATCACGACAGTAGAGTATGTAGCATCTCCAATTTCTCCGGAACCCAGAAAGCTGGTATCCCGGCCATACTGCTGTTCGATGCTTGTTGCATTCTTCGCCTCTGATACGCCTTCAGCTACTACTGCATAGCGTGCGACCGAACCGCTCTCGCCAATCTGCTGCATCTGATATTTTCTTTTCATAAGAATACTGTTTTACCCATAAAATTGAATATATAAATGTCCGGTATCGTGCGAACCTCGCCATTAACCGGGTTAACCAGGCGATGGAATCCACCACGCCAGGAACCACCCTTGACCATCCATCCGTTGTAATCGATGACTTCGCCCTCTGATGACCAGGCTTTGAGATTGACGGTAGCGCCCTCATCTCTAGCCTTGTCCATGAGCTTCAGAACCTCATTGATATGATATGCTGATTTTGGCATTAATTGAACGTATTGTCGAATGTATTGTCGAATATTCTGCCACCTCTCTGCAGGTCCAGGACATTATGCTGGCGCTGTGCATAGACGTAGCTGAAGGTGAAACGAGGCAAGGTGTCATGCAGGTTGTCATTCTTGGAAGTTGACGAATTGATGGTGATGCGCTTGCCTACCACCGGATTGCCATCAACGAAGTTGACGATGTATACCTCATCGGAGCGGAAAAGGTCATCTGCCCAGTTGGCCATGTCGGTATTGAGGTAGCCGGTATCTGCATTGAAATTGCGCTGTTCCGTGATTCGGTAGTTGGTTTTCAAGCCTCTGATATAGGCTGAATCCCTGGTATATTCCGGATTCACCTCATGCTTGCCCTCGCAATAGATGAGTTCCTGGCAGCCGAAGCTGTTGGTGAAGAGCAGACATGGAGCGCAGTCAGGCTTGGAAGGGTCATTGACGAATCGCAGCATTCTCTTGCCGGCCTCTACCTCGTAGTAGAGCAGGTCAAGGTTCTCGACTGAGAATCTGGAAGGAGAGACGTCGATGGTCGTATAGACATCGTTGCCGGCTACTGCAGTAGCATTGAATGTGCGTGTCTCCTCGTCTCCCTCGGCATCGTGCGGCTTATAGTAAGCCTTCACGGTTGCCGCATCCTTGCCTATGTAGTGAAGGTATTCAAGTCTGCCCTCAGATGTCTTCTTGGTTGAGTTCAGTAACGTCAGGAAGTGATTGTCCAGGAAGCTGGAGCAATCTACTCCCACAATATCTACTGATGCATAGTAAACCTTCAGGGTGGCCTGCTTGGTTTCAATATTGGTCTCTGACTCTCCTTCAACACTCTGTTCGATAATGGTGATGGTTGCCGAGACTGCAAGCTGCTGCCTAGCATAAGGTCTGAAGATGTCTGCCATGTCAGACACTACGACCTCCCCATCTGCAGGATAGAGGAACTCCTCGTAGATTGTCTTACCCCCGATGGTGATGGTCACAGCCAGCCTGGTTCTGGCGGTCATGATGATGATGTCGGGTATGTTCTCCAGGAACATTTTGCCCGATGGTAGTGATTTGATGGTCATATTATCTTTTTTAGTGCAAAGTTAATATGGCAATTGCCAAAATAAAAATACGGATGGCCACTCTCTCGAGCAACCATCCGCAAATCATGATAGTTAAATAAACGTTATGAAGGATTATTTGATTAGACGTTTGAAATCAACTGGCATTACTCTCTCCCAGATGGCCCATGCCACGGTACCGTCCGGCTGTGTCGCGATGGAGTAGTCATGCTCCTGCATGTACTTGTTCACACCACTGTAACTAACTCCACCCATGCTGTCAAGTTCGCAGATAATATCCTGCGTAGTCTTGAAGCTCTTCATGTAATCAAGACCGCTGTCATCCTTCTGGGGAAGGTTAGAACGGAACTTGAAGTATGCGCTGAGCAGCTTCTGCTCGAACGCATCGCTGTTATATACCTCTTTCTCTGCCATAATTATTCGTCATAAGGGAATTCTTCTTCTACTGAATATACTCTAGCGTAAGCGCTGTACATGAGCTCAAGAGCAACATATATCTTCGCTGCCCACAGCTCCAGCTTATCACGCTGTCTGCATATTCTCCTGTCTTTAGCTTCCAATCTGCAGATTGTATCAACTAACTCTCTGCGGATATCATCTATAGTGACTAATTGAGCAACACTCCTCAAGAGTTCGATTTGTTTCCAAAGTTCACCGTGCTCAATATCCAGTTTGATGGCTCTGTCTGCCAGAGCCTCATAGACTCTTCTACGCTTCTGGTGAAGTTCTATTATATTAGTTGGTCTGTTCATGATAGTGTACCATTAATAGATTTCAACTTAGCTGGCGTCATATTGAGTGGCTTAGCCTCTTTAGCTCCATATCGAAGAACAAAGTAGCGATGATCATACCATCGGATAACAGTCTGCTTGTGTGGCGCATCATCGATGAAAACAACTGATGCGACAACGTTGTTGTCTCTCTCAAATTTGAGTTCCACTTTATGGGCATTCATATTTCTGCCTTCAGTTATGAAGAACTGGCACTTGCTGATGTCTTTGGTTGTCAGCTTGGCGATGCGTCGTCTGTACTGTCTCTTATACATAACTACATCACCTCCCCTCCGAAAATGAATCCACCAATCATGACAATAGCCATCACAGCTGCGAAACCAACCATGGTGAGCACAACTTCTCCATAGGTCACGGTCTCCTCGCAGATATAGCTGAAGGTCTCGCTCTTGGTCTTGGCGAGCTTCTTGATTTCACACTTGAGGGTATTGATACCCTCCTCAACGCTGATGCCTGCAGGTCTCACCTGCGCATCACTTAATAAAATTGAATTCTGCATATTGCATCGTCTTATAACCATGAACAGCCGATTGTATAAAAGGGTGGCGGCTGCATTCCCCGTTGGTTATAAGACGATGGCTTATCCGGAAGGACAAATCAGATCTTACGGTTCATGCAGCCGCCATGTATTGGGCATATCTATTTTCCCAGTTGGAAAAAATTATTTTCCCAGTTAGAAAAAAAGATTTTCCTAGGCATAAAAAAAGCCTGCGGCTAAGAAGCCATAGGCGATAACGGTCGCCTTGCCGGATAGTTTACTATCGTCTTATAACCGATGGCAAAAGTACGAAGAATATTTGAAACCGCCAAAAAAAAAGCGAGAAATTTTCATTCCTCGCTCATTTTTTTTATTTATATACCATATTTCTCTACTATTTCCACCATCTCTTTCTCCTCGATGACTCTGATATTAGCTCCTTTCTCATTGAGTTTTTTTATCTTTTCCATCTTGGAAGGTCCTGCTCCCTCACCTTTAACTACGATATTAGTCTTAGCCGAGATAGAGGAATTGATGTCTGCACCGCAGTCCCGAAGTCTAAAAGCCAGCTTCTCTCTATCTGGGAAAGCCGTAAACACTCCAGTGATTACCACCTTCTGGTGGAAGAACGGATTGTCCTTGTTAGCAACATCTTCATCAGCTAATGGCTGTTTGACTTCTCCAGTCAGGCTCTTGTGAGCCTTATAGTCAGGCTTCTCATAATGATGATGTGTGACATCAATGCCTGCACCTTTCAGTACAATCTCAGCACAGGCAGTTGCATCTGCTAATGCGTCATGATGGTCGTGCATCTCTATTCCCATCAACTCGCACATCTTCTTCAACGAATTATTACCTGGTAATAATTGCATGGTATCAATAATCTGATATCCTGGCATGTCAAGGTTGTAAACTTCAGCTAGTCTAGAAAGTATATTAGCTTCAGTACCCTCATTATGGCAAGCTATGCAACCACTCTGAGCGAAGCTTCTCAGAACTGGGAAAACGATATCCCAAGTAGGTGCATTCTCCACCATCTCTTCTGTTATTCCATGCACGAATGTGTTTCGCTCTGTACGCTCATCAGGATATGGCTTAATTAAGCTATAGAACTTTTGCATGATTACACCATTTACTACTTGTACCATACCAACTGCGCATGCGCTTGTCAGCTCGGGTGTCATTGTCTCAAAGTCAATGGCAACAAAATTTATATTTCCTTTTTCCATAAGTTTGTTGTTTATATCAAGTGCAAAAATAGCAATAATATTTCAGACATTCAACCTCTCTGACAAAGTATCTGCAGGAAATATGTTGTAGAGCATAAAATCGGGGTATTGAGGAATGAATTTCTCTGATTTTCTCTGTTTTTCAATAAAATTCCACGGATATTCAATAAAATTCCACGGATATTCAATAAAATTCCGTATATTTGCATCGGTTTAACTAGATAATATATATTAAGGTATGGAAAAAAATAAGGAACTTACCCTACATAAGGTCATTGAACTTATCAATAAGACTAATGAACGCATAGATATAGCCAACGAGCGGTTAGAAATAGCAGAAAGAGACAATAACCGCCTCTTTTTGCTTGTAATCATGGAAGCTGTAGCAACAACCATTGCCATATTTGCTCTATGGTAGAAGCCAGGCATGAGTATAAGGCAGATATCACCATCACCAGGAACGTAATGACCTCCATCCAATATTTATTGCGTTCTCTCTTCTCAGCCTTCCTCTTGGCATCCATCTCTTTATTCTTCTTATCTTGATAATGTTTGTAGGACCAATCCATATAATCCATATCATCATCAGGCATCTTGCTTTTCATATTTATATTTTTTATGATTAATAAATAAGAGCCCCCGATGCGTCACGCACCAGAGGCTTAAAGAGTTCATTTAATTTTTATGAAGTACAACCGTTAGAAAACGGCTGCTTGTAAATCCTTAGTAATGTCAGCCATACATGCTGTGAGACGCTCGTAAGTCTTCTCTCCAGCTTTTTTGATGCCACGGCTATATTGCCGCATGAGCGATGGGTTGATGCCGGCTCTCTTTGCGATGTCCGAGACGTTGAGGAAAGAGAAGTAATTGAAGAACGACTGAAGGTCGTACTTATATTCAAACTCCACCTCAGGGAACGCCTTGCCGTTCTCCTCAGCATCCTGCCTTGCTTCCTCGCAGCATTCCATCAAGTCAGCTTTTGCAGCTGCCACAGAGTCACCCATGGCACTCAGACCAACATCTCCGATGCCCTGCTCCGTATAGCACCAAAACTTGCCATCAGATGCCTGCTCCACTATAATCTGTACTTTCATATTAATATAATATTTGTGTAGTTACCTTATAAAAAAGAGTCCATATCTCTCATAAGACACAAAAAGATTTGAAGGTGGAAGGTTGGGGCTAAGCCCCAACCAAGTCTCTCAAGATGTTATTGGCAAGTCCCGTAGGAACCTCACCACTATGTCTTGGCACGAACTGCGACTTACCCGTTTTAGGATTAGTCCACTTGTCGTGATTTCCACCATGTCGAGACAGGACGCATCCCGCATCTCTAAGTCTCTTAATCAAATCTTTTGTTTTCATAAAATCAATGAACTCTTTGTCATTTCGACGGTGCAAAGGTAACAAAAAAGTTATATATAACCAAATTTTTAGGTAACAAATTTGTTATATTAACTAATTTTTAACATTTGTTACGAAAAAGCCATCCATGCTCCCGCACAGATGGCTCAAACATTCCAACTTATTACCTTTAAAGAAATATAATATCTATTGATGTCTATTGGGAAATATAAATTTGTGGGTGCATTGTGTCGAGACTTAGAAGCTTGTTGCCAACTCCTGCACCCTAGTCATCTTCTCCCGAAGACTCCTATTAAACTTTGTTTAATGGAATGGAATTTTAACTTTTTAATTCCTAAAAAATAACCAATGAAGTATAGTACTAAATGAGTTGTAAATCGGTTGCAAAGATACGAAAATAATTCGAAACGACAAGAAAAATACCGCATTTTTAGGGTTTTACTCCTTAATTTAAGGTGTTTAGCCCAATCAAAGACGGTTTTTACCTCTTTTTCTCATCATTCTAGAATGATGTACAAGAATGTTACTACCTCTTTTACCCCGAAATGAAATGTAGGGGTTCACCCGAAAATGGCGCGTTTCTTGTGGCAATTCTGTAGGAATTGTCATAAGTCGCCATTTTCGGGTGGCAATCGGTAGGCAACCGATTGCAAAATTTGGTGCTTTTGCACAAATTTTCCACGGTCATTTTGGTCAACTGTTTGAAAATCATGGATTTTTGAAAAGTTGATGGAAAAAGAGCGTGCTCTACCTGTAAGGGTAGCCTCCACTGCCCTACGCTACAAGGCAATTGCCTTGCCCGATTGCAGCGGAATATGTAGCACAATTTTACTGTGGCAATTGCCGATTGCCCTGCCGATTGCCATCTTTCTGACATCCCTGCACCAGCGGTCACCAGCGAGATAGCCCCAAAAATAAAGGGCAGTGAACTCACTGCCCTTCGTCCTATAGCTTGCCCTTGTCGTGATAAGAGTAGAAGTTGCCATCTGTTACTATCACGTGGTCCATAAAGAAGATGCGCATAATATCACAAGCCTGCTTCACCTTCCTCGTGAGTTCATCGTCTGCCCTGCTTGGTGCTGGGTTTCCGCTTGGATGGTTGTGTGCCAATGCCAAAATGGTTGCGCCTGCGGTTACTGCTTCCTTCATCATCACTCTCACATCTACCAATGTTTCTGTGATTCCTCCATCACTCAGCTTCACATGTTTGAGGAGACGGAAATTCTGATTCATCAGCAAAACATGCGCCTGCTCTATATTGAGGTCTGCCATCTGCAGATGTAGATAGTTGTAGATTGCCAGGCTGCTGCCTAGGTCGGGCTTCTGCCCTGCATGCTCTCTTGCCCTGCGCTTGCCTATCTCAAGGGCTGCGAGTACAGCAAGTGCCTTGCAGTCTCCGATGCCCTGCACCACCTGCATTTCGTCAAAGGATAACTTTGCAAGGTTACTCAGACGCCCGTCTGCCATGTTCATTAACTGCCTAGCCTGATTGATGCTTTCCTTTGTTCCTGCCCCTCGGTTGATTATCATGGATAGAAGTTCGGTATTACTCAAGTTCTCAAAGCCATAGTTAGCTGCCTTGTATTCCGGTCTCTCGTCTGCTAGTATATCATTATATTTCTTCATGTTACGCTGCTTTATTAATGTTATTATTGATGTTATTGATGCCTTGTGAAAAACATCTTTTTGATGCTGCTACTGCTTCATAGAAGCCTTCTGCCATCTCCTGCAAGACTCCTCGCTTGCTGATTGGGCAATGGTGCACGGTTCGACCGACAAAGATTTCTCTATCGATGTAGGCGCCTGCTGCTTCAAGCTGCTCCTTAAACTCGGTGATAGTCTGACCACTTGTAAGTAGGTCATCAAAAAGGATGACGTTCTTGCCTGCAAAGAAGCTGCTATCTACAGTAACGTGATAGATGTCTTCGCTCACGTGATGGCTTCCACCGTTATGGGTAGGCTTGCGTTCGCCATAGATTCGTACGTGCTCGTTTGCGGTCTTTATTCCTGCCTTATTGAGCATAGCTGCAAGATAGCCGAAGCGCTTGTTATACTTCCACTGTGCGCTGCATGGTGCGAAAACGACAACGAAATCATCTAACAGACTTCCGTATTGTCTTGTCAGATAGCTGATTAACAACTCACCGCAGAAGCGTGTTGCTGCTGCCTTGCCTGCCTTGAAATCATAGATGAGCTGATTGTTTGCTCTCTGCTGATTCTTATCAACACAAAGGTTGAAGTAAGCGTTTGGAACGTATTCCACGAAATAATTCTGTTTCATATCCATTAAACTTTTAAAATTTCTATTCTGGTTATGCGAGGGATCTCAGAGATTTTTCCAATCTCCCTGCTTTGGAGTATTTTTTTTTATTTCATTCCGTATAAAGCTCGGTCACTCTTTCGATTTTTCCTGTGCATAACAATGCGCTGGCAGAGGCAAACAGATGTGGGGTTCTGTGGTAGAAAAAGGTAAAGATTTAGCTTGCGTGAAGAATCTTTGGCTTTTTTAGTGCAGGTTCATACAGCAGTTTGAATCGCCAGAAGCTACCTTCGCACAGGAAAATTCGGATGAGTGACCATCGAGCTTCGAGAATGAAATAAGAAAAAGTACGGAAAAGCAGACAAAACAACCATCGACCTGCAGGGTCGATACCTATTCTGCAGCAAGAATGGAAAAAGGCTGCTACTCTCACGAGCAACAGCCTCAAAAAATGAATAGCTAAAAAAATCAACAAAAAATGAAAACAAAAAAACTTATCTATTAGAGAAATGGCAACCTATTCCACCAGAATATAAAACTGTCTGCGGGAATTTCTCTGCACCAATGCAGACCGTATCGAACGCATCAGAGAAGTCAGTACGGTTCTCCAGTCTGTCCTCATCCGTCTCAACGAGTTTCTCTCCTCGCTTATCCTTGCCGTTGTTGTAACAGCCAGCGCTCTCGATAGAGATGATGAGGTCATCATTATTATCCTTGTTGATAAGGATCATGTGGTTCGCCCTTCCCTTGAACATTCGATTGATGAGTTCCTGCTTCTGCAGGTGATTCCACGGTTTGCCAATATAGACTTCAGTCACCAGCCATCCATTCTGTCTCAAGACTTTAGACACTATCTGATAGAAGTCCTCTGTATGAGTAGCATAAGAGTTTCCAACGAATGTCGCATCATAGTAGAAGATGACACGCTTATACTTGAGATACTTGTAATAATCGCAGAAGTCCTGAGCGAGTTCAGGCAGTTTACGTTCATACTTGACATAGAATGATTTCAAGATGCGAAGCTTCTGGTCAGAACCCGTCTGACCGACCACCAAACAGTTGATGTTTGCATTTGCATCGCTTCCGATGATTAGCGGTAAACCGTCTTCTATGTCTCCATCTGACCTGCAATCGACTCTATCATGCTTCACATCGAACTTATAACCGAGTTTATCGAGGAAGGTTGTGTTCGGAGCGGTATAGAAATTCCGGTCCTCATCGAGACCAGAATAGAATCCATCTTGCGCGATTCCCACATGCTGGCACATGATGCTAGTGAGGAAGGTCATCTTAGGAAGGTCTCGCTTCATCTGCTTGATGAAGTCTTCGCCCAGAATCGCCAGGTTCTGGATGCTCGAGCATCTGGAATAAACCAGGGCATAGGAACGAAGTGAGTGCAGAACCTTCTCATACTTCTGCACCTGCGACATGTAGTAATCGTACCGCTCTGGGTGAGCAGCCAGCTTGTTGCGGATACTGTGCAGATGTACCAGCACCGTCTCAAGAGTAGCAATCAGCTCCTTATCCATCTTCTTCTCCCACGACATGAACCAGGAACCTTTCTTGGTTGCTGAAGTATCTGAAGTAATGGTCAGACCATGGTGCAGGCAGCAGTCACCGAACAGCTGCTTATTACCACGGTTAGCCGGGAGCGTTTCATTATTCAGCTGCTCCCAGTCTATGAACTTCGCCTCGTCGATGAACACATGGTCAAGTGAGAGGGAGTTGGAGGTACCGCTTCGGTCCTGAGATATGATGTTGAGGTAACTGCCATTGTAGAAGGCTACGGTATTCTCCCAGTTCATAGGCTGGAAGTGCGGATCCTGCCAATGCAGCGCCTTCCATGGCTTCTTGCCTACGATGTAGTGAACATCTCGCTTGTATCCCCACTCCTCCAGGTGAACCAGAGCAGATGGCAGGATATTGGTCTGACAGCGCTTGACCGACGGAGCAACCATGCCCAGGCAGCAGCCTGGCATGTGCTGCACGGCATAGAGGATGCGGCCAGCTTCGACCACACCCTTACCGGTACCGCGCCCCCACTCGCAAACCAGCGTCTTTGGCATGAGCTGCAGTACACGAGACTGAACGTCGTTGAAGTATAACTCCTTAGGTCTTGCTGCTGTCATCATCTGGCGGAATTTCTTCGAAGTCAGCATCCTCAATGTCAGGCATAGAGTAGCGCTTCTCCATTTTCTTGATTTTTGCACGAAGATTCGGAATCTTCTGCAAACCGATGACCGTCGGGTCATCTGTCATTCGGAATTCGACAGGAACAATCTTGTCGAATGCCAGTTCAGGCTCATCAGGAGTATCGGTGCGATTGTTCTTGATGCGGTTCTTCTGCATCACGGCAAGCGCCCGGAAGTCACCGGCAGCCTTGGCAGCCTTGCGGTCCTCGTCAATCTCCTGATTGACCTTCCAGCGCCAAAACTCCTTGGATGCCGCATTGAGATTTCCCAGCATCAGCTGGCAGAGATGGATATCATCGTAAGCCTGGCTTTCGCTGACCCCGAACATCGCCTTATCCTGGTCCACCATCTCCCGGACGGTATATCGAGGGTATCGTAGCCAGAACGCATAGCACCCTCGAAGCCTCTCCACTCTCGCCTTGACGATAGCTGAGAGATGAAGATCTAGAAGCTCATCCTCGTTGAGAGGCATCCACTTCATGTAATCATCAACATTAACTGGCAGGCTCATATCATGAGATTTTAGCAATAATCTGCGAGAGTTGTGACATGACAGCCTGATAAGCACCAGGAGAGCCAACATTTGCCAATGCAATATTGTTGGTTCTCAATTCATTAGCGGTCTCCGCTAAACCTCTTAGATAGCGCCTGCGATATGGAGATCTAGGCTCCTGCAGCTCCAGTTGCATAGCCACAGACTCATCTGGAGAAAGGTCCATCAGGATGGGAACTTCCTCAACAGGCGTCATGGTCTTTGCAAGATCATAGACAGTCTGTAGATATAATTCACTCTCTTCGAGGAATGGAAATTGTTTTCTTATCATCTAACAGATTATTGAGCATATTATGAATATCGAGATAGACGTCTCTGTCTAGAGAGATGAAGGTGCATTCTGCTCGATCACCATACGTCTGGTTCTGCGATGTTATCACGGATACTAACCATTCAGCGTTACTGACCAACATAATCTTTGAGTGATTGAGCGTAAGCCTAACATCATCAAAAGCCTCTGTCATTAAGCGTTTTAGCTTTAAAGTTTTACTTGAAGCTTTAATGTCTGCGAGTAACGTTGAATGGTTTATCAACCCTCGTTTTCGAAGGTTGATGACTCCTGATAAAAAGGCATCAGATGTAGAGAAGGTCGTGACGGCAATATCTGCCTGTCCGGTCTGCTCCAGTATCCAGCCTAACAAGCCAAGGGTGTACAGCCCCTGACCAAGGAAGACCTGAGAACTACTCTGCCTGAGCGGCTTCAGAACCTGCAGAATCTGATTCGTTCTCATCTACCATCTCCTCCTCAGTTTCGGCTTCGCTCTCCTCTACCTGCTGCTCCTCAACTGGCATCTCGATGCCAGCCTGCTGAATCTTGGCGATGGTATCAGCTGTGATTTCTGCCTTGGCTGCAATCAAGAGCTGCACACGCTCATTAACCTTGGCACGCAAGGCGTCAGCCTTACCGGTGTTACCAGCCTCCATCAAGCCAATAAGCTGGTCAAGGTTCTTGGTAATGTAGGAGCGAGCATTGCCAATCTGCTTTGAGGTGATGGCAGCTTCTGTTGTCTGCCCTGCAGGCTGAGCATCTTCATCGCCAGGCTGAGCAGCGTCATACTCTGCCATACCCTGCTTGTATGCATAGTACTCCTGCTTAAGCGTGTGGAGAAGTATCTTGAAGCCCTCATCGGCAGCATGCAATCCCTCGTATCGGTCACAAGACTGAGTGTATGCCTTGCAAGCCTCGAAATGCTCCTTGATTTTCTTCCAGAGTGCAGCATTGGCATCCCAGATCTGCTGAATATTCTCAGGGAGTTGGTCATGATCCTCACGCTTACCTCTTGCAATAAGCGCTTTAGGTGTGAGGGATTCAATATCCTCATTATCCTCGTATACAGGCAGATGAGGAGCAAGCTCTGCAGCAATTTTGTCAGCTTCAGATGTCTTATCGATAGCTGACTGCAGTATAGGGGTGACCTTCTTGTCGTATTCCTTCACCTCATCGAGTGTCATGCCCTCGATGCGATAATTGAGATGCTTCTGCAACTCGTATTTAAGCAGCTCCAATTTACCCTGTGGGTCAAAATTGATCTGCTGGAACAGATATCGGTTGTTATTCATCTGAAGGAGAAGCATCGCTCCCTCACGGATATTCTCATCAGTATGATCCTTATCGAACCATTCCTTGACTTTCTGCGTGAATTTATTATCATTCATATTGCTATATATTAATTAGGCGAGACGAATTGCTTCGCCTCGCCAAGCTACATAAAAGATTTATGATAAAGAAAGTATCGCTTTAAGTTCCCTCAGATACAGTTTTGAGCTTGCAAGTCTCACCACTGTAAGTACCATCAGCGGTAACGATGTCGCCATAGTAAAAAGGTGGCATGGTCTCACAGGCAACAGAGATCTCCAACGTAGTGTTAGATTCATCTGTGACTGATGCACCAGTTGTTGCTGAAGGAGTGACGTTGACGGTGAAAGCAGCATCGCCAAACTGGCGAACCTTACCATTTCGCTGAGGAACGAGGAAGATGCAATCATCGTTGAGCATCATGGAAGCAGCTGCCTGCTGCTCCTCTTCTGTACCAGGAAGAACAATTGTCGCCTTGTTGTTCATAGTCTTGCTGCCCTCTTCGCCCTGAGCCTCCGGAGCCATGGAAGACTTGTCTGGAATGAACTCCAGTCTAATCCACTTCTTGTCAGCCTGCAAGGTATGAGACTCCTTGATGACAAGGTAGTCCTTAAGAGCTGTAGCAGCCTCCTTCTGCGGTTCTGCAAGCTTAGTGATGTATGCGCGACGGATGAACCAACCGTATGCACGAGTACCAGGCAGTCGCTTCTGACCAGGACACTTGATCACGTCCTCGTAGAGGTCGACGGCATCAGTACATGATTTTTTTGTAGCCATATTATATATATAATAATGTATATAGAATTGATAGCTATCCCTTACTCAGAAGGGATAGTATCATAACCAAACAGAGTGCGCTCTTTGCTGATTGACTCGAACTGTGCACCGAAGTACATGGTAGCGACGAAGTCAACCAGGAAGTGAGAATCAAGAGATTTCTCAACGCTGAAATTCGCTTTATCACCCTCTGTAGCCAAACCAATGAGCATGTTGCTACCTGGAGTGATGATCTTGTAACCCACAGGTACGTTATCGAGACCTACGAGGGTGCAGTTGTTCGCACCATCCATCTTGTTGTGATTGAACTCGTTATTCCAGTTGACGGTACCGTACTTGTCACGATAGCAACGACGATAGAGGGTGAGCTCATGGCTATTCATGAACATGTAGGTATTGATGCCCTGCAACTTAGGGTCAGCCTTATCGTAGAATGCTTCAACGACATCAACAGCATTGACTCCAGTCATCGCTGTAGTATTGAAGAGGTTGCCTTTCTCAACAGAAATTGCCTTTGCCTTGATTTCAGCATCAGAGATGGTCTTGAAACCATCAGCTAGATCTGAAGTACCTTTGCCTGCAGGATTGCGCTTCATGGTGAAGAGGTTCATGAAAAGAGCCTCACCTAACTTACTTGCAAGGTAGCAGCCTACCAACTTTGTAATAGGCTGATTTTTGAGCGCATCCCCCTGGAACACGTTAGAGCCATAGATAGATTCACGAACAGCGTTCGGCTCAAAAGGCTTGACGCATGATCCAAGGAATGTCTCCAAGGTTCTGCCTGTGATGGTTACGCCATTCTCATCCTTACGAGTAAGAGAGTATGGACCGAGCTCCATATCACCGTTGAGTTCTCCAACCGTTTCCTTGCCTCGAACGCCTATGCGTCGGCTCATGTACTTGGCTGCCTCGTCGAGAGCACGTACCGGCATCTCAATGATGTCCTTGCGGTACTTGGCGAAACTGGTCTTCAGTGAATCGGGAGTAATCTGAATTGTGTTATCAGCAACTGCCATTTTTAATTAACCTGCTTTAATGCATTGAAAATGACGCCAGAGTCAACGCTGTCAACTTCTGGCTTGACGTCATCCTGGGTGTCTGCACCCGGTGCGCCCTTGAGATCCTTGATCTCCTGCTCCTTAGCTTGGATATCCTTGTCTTTCTCGGCCATCTGAGCTTCCAGGTCCTTGACCTTCTTCTCAGCTGCGTCGAGTGCAGTTGACTTCTCCTCGAAGTCTTTCTGCTTCTGAACAAGGCTATCCTCGATTTTCTGCATCTCTGCATCGGTGAGAGTAATCTTCTCATCGGTCACCTCAAAATCATCCTTGCGGTCAAGGATGGTCTGAAGGTTGAGGAATTTTTTCTTCATTTTAATTATTTGAGAATTGTTCTTAAACATTTCCTTGAGAGAGTTGTATGCCTTCTCCAGGAATGTCTTGCTAGGCTCTTCAGCTGCGGTCACGTGAGGTAGTGGAGGTAGACCGAGATTAGAGCATACTGAGTTATTGAATCTCTTGGCAAGATTAGTCTGTCGCATTTTATCCTCCTCATCCAGGTCTTTGATTTCATCAATCAGCCCCAAATCAAGCGCCTGCTCAGGACTGAGCCAGTTCGCTTTTTCCATTTGGGCGAGGATATCATCGCTCGACTTGCCCGACTTCTTAGCATAGACAGAGGCGATGACCTTGTCGATAGTATCGAGGTCATCACGCTGCTTCTGCCAAAGCTTGATGATCTCATCAAGCTTTGCCTTGTTGGCAGACTCCCATACGGTGACTCCAGTAGAGGCATTGTGTATGAGCATTGTACTGCCGACAGACATATCCACATGTTTCGCTCCCATACAGAGAACCGTAGCGATGGAGGCTGTCATACCCAAGATATGTACGTTGACCTTGCCATGATCTTTGATGAGCTGATAGATAGTCAGACCCTCATCAACATAACCACCTGGTGATGAGACTGCGATATGCACCTCTTCATCCTGGTGAGCGTCAAGGTATGCCTTGACGTCCTTGGAACGGGTACCGTAGGTTCCTGACCACCAGTCGTAGCCAGCTCCGATGATACCGCAAATCATCATTCCGTATTTCATGCGCTTAACTTTTTTGCTGCAAAGGTAATTTGGCAATTGCCTAAAACAAAATACGCTAATTATTCAATTTTCGGTGCCTTTCGAGTATATGTCCAGGTAATTGTCGCCTCTATCATAGTCGAAGAACCGTATGAATCTGGGTGGACATCTGACATGGTGATGACCGGATACGGTCTGCCACCAACCCCAATCAGATACTTGTTAGAATCAACATCTGTCACCAGGTAAGCATATGGCTCACTCATATCAAGGTCATCGTCAGGGATTCTCAGTGTCAGTTTATGCGTGTACACTCGCTGTCCATCCTCTAGTTTATCTACAATTTCCAGCTTGGCCGGCTTCTGGCATTTCACTCTGCCCCATCTGTATGAACCTGCGATTTTGAATGTCTTGTTGCAGGTGAGAGTGTCGAACGGTAACTTTTTCACCGGAACTCTCTGCACCTCTGAGATGAAACTTAATCTTCTCATATGCATTATAATAAATGTGTAAAATTGAGTTTTCCCATCTGTTCGCACTTGAACAGAAATGGGGTATACCGTATATGCAAATATTTAGTTAAAGATTGTTATTTTCTACACCTTTTATGGTTGAATAGATTAACCCCTTTGGTCTGGTATGACTTACGCATTCGATACCACTTCATTCTCACTGTCTCTGCATACTCAACATCAATCCCATGCATGGTGCACCAGGCTCTGAACGCAGACATCTTCTTGCATGAAGTATCTGCCAGGTCTCCGAGATCATTCCACATGTTGATGCGGAACAGGTCAATGATGCTCTCTTCTAGAGCCTTCTTTGCTTGTAGTGAGAGATAATTGTAGGTCTCCGGATTCTTGTATTTGCAGGCTGGAATACAGATGGCAACATCATCTTCAGATGGCTTCTGAGGTTTCAGGCTTGCAGGTTGTTTCTGGGTGAATCTCCTGATTACAGCATTCTCGTTGCTGCTAGCAGGGAATTCAACCGGATTCCCAAATGAATGTATCAGCCATTGACGAATATATGGCTCTACATGAAGATAAATTAGGAATTTGCTCATATTTTTTATTTTTAAACTCTGCAAAGTTACGAAAAAGATTTGGAATTACACCAGTGATTAAGGAGAAAAATCCTATTTTTGCGGTGTTTTTCTGCTTTTATTTCTGACTAACCCATTTTGGGGCAATTAAGTTGTGGCAATTGTGGCAAAAATGTTAAGTGCCTGATTATTAATATTATATTAGTTTTATTATTGACACATTATATATAAATATTGTAACAATTGCCACAACCATTGCCACACTTCTCTCTTAATTGCCACAAATTGCCACAAAATTGCCACAACAACTTTCGCTCTTAACACCTTGATACTCAGCGTTGCACGGATTGCCACAATTGCCACACGCTAAAAAGGGTCGTGCGCATATTCTAAATCTCGCAACGAGACATGCACACACAATGTCAAAAAAAAGTTCAGAAAGGTTTTCACCTCTCTGAACTTACAGATAATCTTAAACAAAAATATATGATTAAAGTGGCAAGTAATCTAAACCAGCTTCTTCAAGTTCCTTGTCAGTCATAGCTGCAGGATCCTTACTGTCGCTATCAGTCTCTGTATCGAGATTAATACCATATCTGTTAGATACCATGGTGTAATCGAAACACAAAGGTCTGTCCTTATAATATAGCTTCTGTCTGCCAACAACAACACCTCCAGCATCTAGCTTCTCAACTGTCTCTGGCACTCCGCCAGGGTTGAACTTGATGAACCTCTCCGGATTCTTAGTCGAGCCCAAGAAGTCAGCACCTATCTGCAGATAATGAAGAAGAGACTCCTTCGGAAGAAGATTCTCATCCATCTGCCTGCCCAGCTTACGGTATACGGCCATTGTTATATCCTTGCGTATCATCAGGATGCTCTTAGGCATCACCCAGTTCTCGAACTTCATCTTGTTTGTTGTCAAGCAGCCAACAGTCTTGATTTTGAAGTCCTGGTCCTTCTTCAGCTCGCCCATCTGTACTGCCGCATTGACTATATTCCAGAATCCTGCAACCTCGTCTGTAGTATTACACATGGAGTTCTGCGTCTTGATGCCTCTGACAACAACATCAAGCAATTCCTCATATCGGAATGGGAATTCGATGTAGTCACGAATTGCCAGGTATGCAGCAACTGGTACCTTCCAGTTAGTCATGATACGGTCAAGTATGCTCTCATTTTCAAGTCTACTCTCCACATCATTAGAGGCCTTTTTCCAAGCATTACCGAAATAGCTCTTGAATTGCTCTCGATGTTTCAGCAGCTGAAGAGTGATGTGCGTAGCTCCTATCTGACGAAATCGCTCGAGTTCCTCGAAATTCTGCTTCTCCTCTCGAGTATGTTCACCCTTGTCGAATGTCAGATAGATAAGTCGACTGAATAACGCGATATCGGCAGTAGGCATCTCCTGGCCAGTCAGGATGATTCCGGAATCTACCTTGGCCTGCACGAGCTTTTTATCCTTGTCCATGTTCATCTTTGTGCGACCTATACCGTTCCACAAGTCCTTGAGCCACTCCACCTTATTCTGTGTGATGGAGTTTTTGTACTCGTCGATGTGTACCAGGGCATCGCTAACTCCTCCGACATAGTCAGAGAGTGCTGGCATTGACGCATTTGTGATTGAGAGCGGCTCATATTTGGTTTCGTATTTGTAGAAGAAGTTCATGAGGGTGGCAGCAAATTCTGTCTTACCGCATCCCTTCGGGCCAAAGGCATTGAGTAGTGGGAAGGAACGACTCTTGCTGATGACGATATCTCTGAAGAGTGTGGCAACGTAGAAACATAGGCCAACCTTGGCGTTGTCACCGAAGACCTGCACCACCTTGGCGAAAAAGTCAGCTTGTGAAGTCGGATTGTCGACCAACTTCTCATGACGGAATTTCTTCTCACTCACATATAACTCTCGGCTGTCCTTATTGAGCTTGCTCATTGCAGGGAGGTAGAACTTACCTGCCTGCAATCGAAGTATACCCATATCATCTATCGGTATCCAGGTACCATCCTCGCTTGCTCCATTACAGAACGCATAGAATCCCTCACGCTGCCATCCCAGCTGCTTGATAGGGTCTGCAGTCTCGGTCACTCTACCGAGATAGCCTAAGAGCTTGATAAGTTGCTCATCTCTGGCCATCCAGATATAATCACCGATCCCGAACAGTCGTTTGCGTAGCGAACTGCTCGATGTAATCTCATCCATATTGAGTTCTATGAGTCTTGATGGCTCATCGCTGTTATTCTTAATCTCGAAGAGTCTGACAGGGTTGAAGTCATCGCGAATGTGGAAGAGAGGCTTCATCTTAAAGTTGGACCATTGAATCTCATCACCCTCCTTGTTGGTACCCCAGTAGCAATTATCGTGTTCCGTAAAACCGAATTCACGGAGCATCTTGATGTCTCCCTTGCGCTCTCGCTCCTGCTTCTCGCTCAGTTCTGCCTCCTTGGCTCTCTTTAGTGTATCCTTCCACTCTCGAGAGTGTTTGTAGGTAGAGATAAGGCTTGTCAGATAACTGCTTCTCAGGTCTTCATCCTTGATTAACATGAGCAGTCCACAGATATCAGCAATTGCCTGTAATCTATCCTCGGTCGTAAACTCCTCGATATCTTCTGCTGTTGTCCAGTATCTGCGGCGGCAGTACCAAAAGATGAACTCCTCTTCCTTCATCTGCTGGAAATGCCCAATATCCACTATCCAGGAATCCGGGTCTTCCTTCTTCTGTGCAGGATAATCAACAGGAATCTCTCGGACATTGACAGTGAATCCAGCCTGGAGTGCAGCTCGTCCATTAGCAAACACATTAGCGGTACCTGCCGGGAACTCATTACCAGGCTTCAAGGTATCTGCATCCGGAATGAACGTCACCTTATGGCTGAGCTTGTACAGTTGCTTCAGCTGATTCTCTGTCCACGCTCCACCTAGTGATGCTACCGTATTTAGTATTCCGATGGATTGCAATCTAATGACATCTGGAGCTCCCTCTACCAGGTAGAACTTATCCTTCAGTCTAGCCTCTTTCTGTGCATAGTTGATGCCAAAAACCGATGTATTCTTATGATAAATAGGGCTGTTTTTCAGATTGAGATATTTACAGATGTCTTCTCTATCAGATAGTGTTCGAGCCGTGAAGCCTATCACCCTACTCATCTTGTCATAGATAGGTATTGTATATCTATCACGCAGCATAGCGAACTTGCCACGCTCACCGTCTCCTATCAGTCCTACCTGCTCCAGTATGTCCAAGTCCAACTGCTTCCTCTTGGCCCACTCGATGAATCCATCGCGAGGAGCATATCCAATTCCGAATGTGGCTATAGAATCTGCACCCCATCTCTTACGAACGGCCTCTCTAGCTTTGATGGAGGCAGGACCTACAGCACTCATGCATTCCTCAAAGTAGCTTTGCGCATAGGTAAGTACTATGCGCATAGCTTCCTGCTCTTTCTGCTTCTCCTCATCCTCCTTGCTCGGCTTGTAATCATCCTCAATATCCTCATTGAGATATTTCTTGGCTAGTTCCTTGCACGCAATAGGAAATGGTAGACCATTCTTTAACTTACGGTATAGGCTAATTACATTTCCACCTGACCTGCAACTACCGAAGCATCGCCAGCAGTTTGTTGCTGTGTCTACATAGAAGGATGCCGTCTTTTCATTGTGAAATGGGCAACATGCCCATTTCTTCTTACCGTGTTCCTTGGTAAAGGATATACCTTCATCACGCGCGACATCTTCTATTGATACATCACTGATGATGCGATCTATAATCTCTTGTTTAATCATATCTGTATATTTTTGTCGCTGCAAAATTAATCCAGTTCCCTCATATAAGAAAGTACTAGTTAATTCTGCGCATAATCTTATCGATATCTTCGTTGACCAGGTATCTTATCTGACGTCTGTATGTCATACTACGCTCCAACATCAACCTTGTTAAGATGCCCTTATATTTGCCCCCCCCGTTTTTGGAATGCAGCCATAATCTCGCGGTCAGACCAGAATTTTATTTTCATTTTTTTTCTTGCTTTTATAGAAGGAACATTTATCATGTTCCATAAATTGTATGTAATTCAATTTTTCATCCTCCTTCTCCTTGAATAACGCTTTGTGCGAAATTCCCCAGAAGGTACATCTGACACCTGTATTGCGTAAGCAATTATTGTGACATTCAACGATTACACTATTTCTCTTGCTCATAAAATTATTTGTATATCAAAACCTTCGTATCTAATATAATAGTCTGCAGCACGATCATATCGATAATAGCATGCTCCGTCTTCAAACCACAAGTATTCTTCACCTGTCGGTCTAACAAGACACGCTGCTACTCCATTATCACCAATGAACTCTATATCTCCTGGCGAAATTGATATGCCATGTGAGCCTAATTTACAAAAAACGAGTAATTTAATATATCTATCTAATGGTATTGCCATGCTATGCACAATATTATATACTTATACTCCACATATTTTTTAAAAACTCTGCACCAGGAGCCATTGATGCATTGTCTCTTGTTTCTACAAGTTCTACATATCATTTGTTCATGCTGTTTACAACTTTAATGAGGTCACGCGAAGACTTGAGGTTCAGTCTCTTGGTCATCTTGCGGATTTGCGCTGCTACAGTATTTTTGGATTTGCCGAGTATCTCTGCAATTTCTCTTGCAACGTACCCCTTAGAGAAGAGCTTAGCAACTTCCAATTCTTTTGGGAAGAACGGAGATTTCACCTTAGGGCAGCAGATAATGCCTTCTTGTGGACATATACCTCTGAGAGGGCAATTCACTTTTTCAAGATGCAACAATCCATTTTCAACGTCATAATGCAATGTATCTTCTGAGCTTAAATTGCATCTGATGAATCGATTCGCAATAAGGAATCGATGATACAGCTTATTAGGCTTACTCTTGATACTCTCTTGATAGAGGAACTTATATGCTGCTGGGTACATGCGCTCAATAAGCTCTGCCATGTCTCTAATCAATTCTGCCTTACTCATGTCGAATCTCTGAGCTTCGCCATCTTGGCCATAGTAGTATACTTCGCCTTGCGAAGATACGAAAAACTCTACTTGCTTCTCCATAATTCTTCATTTATAACTGTTTTGACAACCAGCAGATCTCTCGGATTGAAATCACTCTTACCGGTCAATTTCTGCTGAACTGAATTGTACCGGAATCCGTAATGAGTAATCAGGTATGACAATATCTGAGTCTTCTCTTTTTTGGTAAGATTAGCGTAATAATCTTGGATGGTTATTGCGCTATTTTTAACTTCAATTTCTTGCATATTATAAAATTTATCATTAATTTTGTGGCAAATATAAAAAGAAAAATCGAAACCAACGCAACTGCGGTGTTTTAATTCCGCATTTGCTGTGTTTTTTAACTTACATAAATAGATTTTAAACTATGTTTAATGGTAATTTAGTTATTAGGCTGCGAAAAGAGCAACATCGCTCTGTACGCTCATTGGTGTCTTTCGTCTTTGGTGAATCGTCTCATATAACGATGAAATACTTCAAGGATAAAGTGCATATTGATTCTCGACACATCGAGAAGCTATCTGAATTTTTCCAAATTCCAATCCAAGACTTTTTTCTGTCGGATGAAGAATATGAATCTCGCCACTCTGGAACTAATGTTCATCACATCCATAATTCAACGGTTAACATTAATTCTAGTCCAGAGCTAATGCTACGCGTCATCGAGTCGCAGAAGGCTTTGATTGAGCAGCAGGCTGACCAAATAGGATGGCTGCGTGAGCAAGTCGAGAAGCTGCAATCATCTGCTCCTGGTCGCAGGGTATCTAAAACTACCCAAAAATAATTATGATATATTGCAAAAGCCTTGTTTTATAGGCTTTTGCAAGCTATATTATCGGTGAAAAATCGGTGAAACATTGTTAAATTTGAGTTTTTGGCCTTTTGATTATCAGGGCTTTACGATGATGAAATCTTCACAAAAAAGTCCAGTAATCCCGAC